GACGGTGGGGGCGGCAGTTTTTATGGCGTAACTGGTGGCACGAATACCGATTTTACTGGAGTAGTGCAGAATTACCCGACTCCAGGTTCGGTCACGAATGTTTCGATTTCGTGCAAAACGCCTTATAAAATTCGTCCGGGTTCGCAGACTTTTGAAATCGACACGTCGAGCCTTTCGACGCCGATAACGGTTGGCGATGCTGTTACGCTGAGAGATTATACCGATTTTCATAATATGATGTGGGGAACGGTTACGGCGTTTGCGGGAACGAGTATGACGGTGTTGGTCACGACTGTGACTGGCATGGGCACGGACATCTCGTCTACGACGAATTTGGCGGTCGGGCTTGGTGCGAAAACTTTTGTGGTGAATGCGTCTGCCACGACTTACCCGTTCGTGGTTTATCCTGCGGGCGCACTGGACCCCAATAACCAGTGGGTGCTGGCGTATAGTGCGGGAAACCCTGCGAATTATATGAAAGGGCAGATTACTTCTTACACATCTGGATCAACACCGCCTTATAATATGGTGGTGAATGTTACGGAAGTTGGAGGACTGGGTAATTATTCGGATTGGGTGATTGTTCCGATTGTGAACATCACGTCCACAACTGCGTTGGCGATTCCGGTAATTCCTTATGTCGGCACGTATGAAACGCTGCAGGTGCAGCAGTCTTCAAGCACTTACCCGTTTGAGGATAGTGCGTATGTGATTGCGTATAGCAAGTCCAACCCTGCGAATTACATTTACGGTCGCGTTGTCGGATATGGAGCCGATGGTGGTGGCTCTGTTGCTCCTCCATATCCGTTTTTCATCGTTCCGGCTGCGGTGGGTGGAACTGGCGTTGTCGTGAATGACTGGGTTATCTTGCCGATGCTTTCGGTATATGACGCAGCTTATACAAACTCGACGCTGACGGCCTCTGCGGTTACAGGCACAATCCTTGACAACATGCAGATTACGTGGGCGGGGCTTGCCGATAATGTTTATATCGCGCCGTCTGTGCTGCTGACTTCTTCGACGAACTTGACGGTTCCGGTCGCGCCGGTTGCTCCGGTGACTGTTTCGACGACTTTCGATGTTGGGTCGCTGAACTCGCAGATTGCGATTAAAGTTGGCGATGTGTTGCAGGCGAAAAGTGCTTCGGCGGCGACGGATTATATGCAAGGTCGTGTGACTGCGTATGCAGGCTCTACGATCACCATTGCGGTGGAAACAGTCGGCGGTTCCGGCACGACTCATGCTGATTGGCAGATTGGCATTCCGAATTTTGGTGAGGGCGGCGCAGGTGTTTATCGTCTTGTGAACGCGCAAGGCGTGTTTCTGTATGATGTTCCGGCTGGCACGAGCAACGGAAGTTTTGTGGACCTTACCACAGCTTCTACTGCGATGACGGGTCTGTGTTTTTCGGATAACGGCGGCACGGTGATTTTACCGACAGGTGGTGATGGCACGACTGCGTGGCTGCGAAGCGGCATGGAACAGATTTCTCCCGGCGTTTTGGAATGGAGGGGAGAGGCGGTTAATGTTAAGTGGTTTGGAGCGACTGGTGACGGCGCGACGGATGATACATCTGGCATAACTTACGCATTGGCGCTAGGTAAAGACGTATATTTCCCGAATGGAACTTACAAAGTTAAGCCTTGGGGCAATCCAGCTATTCACCCGCGAATTGGCGAAGTGCACCGCACGTCTGGCTGGCTGCTGAAAAATGGGCAGACTGTGTTTGGCAATGGCGAAGGTTCGAAGCTGGAATGGTATGACGATTGGATCTTCAATCCAGTAAATGGTGGGGCCTATTTCCCAACAGCTCCTACCCTTTATGGCCCCGACTTCTTCTTTGGTCTGCGAAACGGTCAGCGCACCACGATCAAATCTTTGAGTTTCGTTCACGCTTATGGATCAGTGATTATTGATCCGCTGGTGAATGATTGTGTGCAAGACACGATGATCCGTGATTGCTATTTCACGACAAATCTGAATGACATCTGCGCTGGTAATCAACCGCCGCTCGACAGCACTTCGCAGTATCATCGGAAACTTTCGATTATCGGGTGCATTGTGGAGTCCCCGTGCTATCACTCCATGACGCTCTCTAATTGTTATGATGTGGTGGTTTCTGGAAATATCTATCGTAATGTGATGGGCACGGATGGTCCAGGTGCGGATTATAACGGCGGGTTCTGCTGCGATATTTCGCAAGGCTCCAAAAATGTGCTTTTGGTTGGAAATGTTGCGGAACACTGCAAGTATTTCACAAAGGTTGAGTCTACGACGTTTACGCCTTTGTATGCGAATTTGTCGCTTTCGCAAAACGTGACTATCGCAGATAACGTGGCGACGGGTATTCGCTTGTGGGGTATTTATCTAAATAGTGCTGCGGATAATATCTCGATCACTGGGAATGTGCTGAAAGATTTCACGATTTACGGCATCACGTATCAGCAGCAGTCTGCTACTACGCAGTCTGGAATGGTCACGGCCTCAAATAACGTGATGTATGGTAATATGGACGGCGGCGCGGTGGTGACGGCGACTCTTGCGCCAGATCCGTTTAACGTGCAAAATTCTATTATGACTGTGACGGGCGTGACGAGTGGAGCACTGCAAGTTGGGCAGTTGCTTTCGGGTGCTGGTGTTTATCCGACGACTAAGATTTTGAACACGATTACAGGTTCGGGCGGTGTCGGGACGTATCAAGTTTCGACAGCACAGACGATTGCTGTCCCTATCACTGTCACGGCTGTGCCGAATGCGATTGGCATTGCCGATTATATGAGTTCGGAAGCTCAAGTGCAGCATACGTTTGCGGATAATATGATCTCGAACGTCGCGGTTGGGTATGATGTTGTTCGCGATAAAGTGACGATCAATAGTGGTTATGTGAGTGCCTCGTCGGTAGGCATTCGTTTTGCGCAGGCCTCGTATGTAAGCGGAATGATCTTTAGCAAGGTTTCGATCATTTCGGGAGGTATGGGCATTTATTGCGAACCTCCTTCTTTGACAGGAGCGCCTGCTGCAGCTCCGGGCATTACGCAGGTTTATGTGCTGGATTGTCGTATTAAGTTTGAGACTTACGGCATCTTGATCCAGGGGCAGATTCAAGCCTCGGAGTTCTCGCGGAATGTGATTTCCTCGCTGAACACTTCGGGCGCGGTGATTGGCATGTCGCTTTCTACGCCGATTAGCGTGGGCATTCGGGATAATTTGATCAATCTCCCGCCGTTGAACGCTACGCCGCCGGTTTCTATTGAAATCTTGAACGCGACGGGTGCGGTTATTGGTAATACAGACTTGGTGATTACTGGCAATATCGCGTCGTCGAAAGGTGTTGCGGGCGGTGGTGCAGGTGGAACGCCGACGACCAGTTTAAACCCCGGTGCGCCATCTGCGACGTATCCTGAGCGTTATTTTGTTGACTCGACTAAAGCAACTGCTATCCCGGCAAATAACTGGTATGGCTATTATATCACGATGACTTGATGGAAAAGACGATGCCGATAGAACATCACGATTTTGGGCTGGCCGTGTCCGGCGTGGATAAAATTTCCATGGTTGTCGCGGCTGGCATGGTCTCTTTACCTTTGTGGCTTGAGTCTGTAAAAGTTGTGTCGGAAGTAGCTGCGATTTTTGCACCTATTCTCGGCTGCATTTATCTGTCCATGCAGATCGGGTTTAAGTTGTGGGACAGGGCTAAAAGCGAGGATTGAAATGAAAAAATACTGTGGAACTCATGCTGATGGCCGGACGAGTCATGTGATGTCTGTTCACCACGACATGAAAAAGTTGATGGCGGCAAAAGCTAATCGTGGTGGTATCGCTCCGAATACTCAGCAGAAAGAGCTGAAGAATTTGAAGGCGAGTAAGAAACTCGGGGGTGAATGATATGGCTAAAGGCAAAATGACGATGGCGCAGTGGGAGCGCTCTCCGATGGACAAGAAAAAAGATGCAGCGCTCCGTAAAAAGGGCGTTAAAGAGGGCTCTAAGGAAGACGTGAAGATGGACAAAAAGGGCCTTGCAGCTTACAATACCAAGGTCGCCAAGGCCAAGAAGAAATAAGCCCATTACGGATTGCGTATAAGATGGACTTAACCGCACAAAATGCAAAAGTGATTGAATGGCCGGAAAAGCTCCAATGCTTATTCTGGCCAGAAGTCAATAGTATGCCTGTGCGTTATCGCGTGTTGTATGGGGGGCGTGGTGGAGCAAAGTCGTGGGGGATCGCGAGAGCACTTGTGATCCTTGCGGCGAAGCGCCCCCTTCGCATTCTTTGTGCTCGTGAATTGCAAAATTCAATTCGTGACTCGGTGCACAGAGTTTTAAGTGATCAGATTGATTTGTTAGGATTGCAAGGTTTTTATCAGATCGAGCAGGCAAGAATTTATTGCCCGTCCACAGGGTCTGAATTTTCTTTCGAAGGCATTCGAAATAATGTCACGAAGATTAAGTCATATGAAGGTGTGGACATTTGCTGGGTTGAGGAGGCGAACAAGGTCACGAAAACTTCGTGGGACGTTCTCATTCCTACGATTCGTAAGGAAGGTTCTGAAATCTGGGCTTCGTTTAACCCGGAGCTTGAAAGCGATGATACGTATGTAAGATTTGTGCTGCAGCCGCCGAAAAACGCGATTGTGCAGAAGATTTCATGGCGCGATAATCCGTGGTTTCCGCAGGTTTTGAAGCAGGAAATGCTCGATCTTAAAGTCCGCGACCGCGATGCGTATTTGCATGTGTGGGAAGGGGAGTGCCGAAAAAGTCTGGAAGGAGCGGTTTATGCGGACGAACTTCGTGACTGCGCTGAAGAAGGTCGTATCACACACGTTCCTCACCATTCTAGCTCTGCTGTTAATTTGTATTTCGATCTTGGCCGGTCAGACAGCACGGCAATTATCTTCGAGCAATACGTCGGAATGCAACGACGAGTCGTGGACTTTTACGAAAATCGACTCAAAGGGCTAGATCATTACATTCATGTGCTGCGCACACGCAGGGGCTCCACGGGCGAACTTTATGACTATGGTATTTGCTGGTTGCCGCATGATGCTCGGGCCAAGACATTAGGGTCGAAGAAGTCTATCGAGGAGCAGATGCGTGATGCGGGTTTTCAAGTTCGGATTGTGCCGAGGTTGAGCAAGTTCGACGGTATCATTGCGGCGAGAAGCATTTTCCCGACGTGCTGGTTTGACGCTGCAAAATGTGAGAAGGGGCTTCTTCATGCCCTTCGTCATTATCATTACGAAGAAAACCCCGTGACTGAGACGTTCAGTGCAGAACCTGTGCATGATTGGTCGTCCCATGCCGCTGACGCTTTTCGATACATGGCTATTGCCTCGAACGAAGGTGGATCGGATGGGCGCAGTCGTAAAGTGGCGGGGGCGCTAAAGCGTCAAAGCGGGTTAATGGGTAAGTTGCAGAATTTGGGTGAAAGCCTGGGATGGATGGGATAAATGGCACGGCAAGCAGTTGACAGCGATAAATTCCAGAAAGTCCTGAAACGTGCGCAAGAGCGTTTTAAGCGTTGCGAAGGCTGGGAGAGCTACGCCCGCAGATTGTTCATGGATGACATTCGTTTTGCGAATGCGGACGCTGACAACAAATATCAGTGGCCGACGCGCATGTGGAATGATCGGCAGCGCGATGAGCGTCCTGCCTTAACGATCAACAAGACCCGTCAGCATAATCTGAACATCATTAACGATGCGAAGATGAATAAGCCGGGGATTAAGTATCGCGCTGCTGGTAATGGTGCGACAGCGGAAAGTGCTCGAATTTGGGACGGAATCGCTCGGCACATTGAGTATCAGTCAAATGCCCCGGCGCACTACGACTATGCCACCCGCTTTCAGGTCGAAGCTGGCATTGGCTATCTGCGTGTGAACACAGACTACGTGGACGAGAACTCGTTCGATCAGGAAATTTATATCACGAGTATCGCAGATCCGCTGACGGTTTATATTGACCCGGACGCGAAGGCTCCGGCGAAAGAAGATGCGCGCTTTGCGTTTATCTTCGAAGACATGCCGAAAGATTTGTTCGACCAGAAATATCCGCAGTATAAGCAGTTTGCTGGGCAGGAAGTTCTTGTTGGTGAAAAGGGCTGGTATGACGAGGACCATGTTCGCGTTGCGGAATATTTTGAAGCGGAAGATGTGAACGATGAACTGCTGATGTTCGATGGGCCGGATGGTCAGCCAATGACGCTCATGGCATCGGACTTGCGGAAGGTCGATCCGAAAAGTAAAATTTTTGATGATCCCCAGACTCGTAAGCGTGATGTCACTCGCCGCGTGATCCATTACCACTTTATTGTTGGTAATCATGTGGTGCAGGAAGAAGAAAAGGTTTGGATCGGCAAGACCATTCCGATTATTCCAGTTGTTGGTGAGGAAACGATTATTGAGGGAAGGCTGGACCGTAAAGGTCATACCCGTGCGTTAAAAGACCCTCAGCGTATGTATAACTATTGGGCGTCTGCTGCAGTAGAATACGGAGCCTTGCAGTCCAAAACTCCATGGATCGTTGGAGTGGAAAGCGTAGAAGGCTTTGAGGAATACTGGGCTACGGCGAATCGCCAAAATCATGCGTATCTGCCTTATAAGTCTGTTGGAGATGATGGTAAGCCTTTGCCTCCACCTTCTCGTATTGAACCACCTGTGCCGTCGCCGGTCGCGCTAAAAGGCATGGAAGTGGCGAATGTTGAAATGCAGATGGTTTCCGGGCAATACGAAAACCAACTGGGTATGCAGGGAAATGAACGCACGGGGAAGGCGATTGCTGAACGGCAGCGTCAGGGCGACCGCGCGACTTATCATTTTATCGACCATCTGGCGATTGCTATTCGGCAGGTGGGTAAGATCATTCTTGATCTCGTGCCGAAAGTTTACGACACCAACCGTGTTGTGATGATTTTGGCTGAGAACAATGAGAGTCTGGAAGTCAAGCTCGATCCGCAGTTGCAGCAAGCGCATATGCTGGAATTGAATGAGAATAACGAAGTGATCGGGCGGGTGCTGAACCCGGCGGTCGGAAGTTATGAAGTGCTGGCTGATGTGGGTCCGGGCTATGCGACGAGACGTGAAGAAGCGTTTAATGCGCTGACTCTGATCCTGACGCAGAACCCTGCGCTGACGAGTGTTATTGGCGACATCATGTTCCGCGCTGGCGACTTCCCGATGGCGGAAGAAGCTGCGGAGCGTTTGAAGCGCATGGTTCCCCCGCAGGCGCTCGGTCAAGGCCCGTCGCAAAACGAGCAGATGCTTGCCGCACAACTTCAGCAGATGCAGCAGGCGCTTCAAGCCTCTATGGATGAGTTGGCGAAGGAAAAAGGCAAATCCCAGGCGAGACTCGAAAAAAGAGAGGTCGAGGTTTACGACGCAATCACGAAGCGTCTCGACATTCTGCTCAAGAATGTGGGAATGTCGCCGCAGCAGAACGCGCAAATTACCGATCAGGCTGTGCAGGAAAGCACCGAAGTCCCGATCAGCGATACTTACGAAGGTCACGAAGATCAGATGGCGGGACGCCAGATGGCGTTGCCGCTTGAGGATCACGAAATGCCGGAAGGCGCGTTTCGTGGAGAAGATGGACATGCTTATGCGCCACACCCGGAAATGCCCGGAATGATGGCCCGCGTTACGAAGGAGATGTGAGATGGCTGATCAGCGCATGACAAAAGAAGAGGCGAAAAGAGTTGCTGCGGAAAATCCTTACTTTGGGGACGTAGGTCCAATTAACAAACTCTACAATGTTTTGCAGGGTATTGGTGCCGAGTTGGGCGGCGCGGATATGGCTACACCTGTGGGCCAGCGTTATAATGAAGCTATGGCTGCGGGCGAGGCATATCGTCGTCGAGCAGAAGCCCTTCATGCCGCATTTCCCCAAGAATATGAAAATGCTCGAATGGTCGCAGAAGATAGGTTGAACCCTGCATTGCTGGAGCAAGCAATCCCAGTATTACGGGCGATGCGTCCGGGCGTGACGACGTTTTCGCGGCTGCCGGGAGGCCCTGCTACACAAGAACAGCCGCTTTATGGCGGAGAACTAAGTTACCGCTTGCGAGGCAGAATGCCGTCCCCAGAAGGTCCGACGATAAATGCCGGATTTGATGTGCCTCGAGGCATGAGTCGTTTTCAGGCAAATCAGTATTATATGACTCATGGTATTCCGGGAGATGAAATTTATCGTCGGTCTAATTATGGAGGAGAATTAGGGTTTAGTCCAAGAGGCAGAATGCCTTCACCTCCAGGTGAGCCGATTGAAATGGGAGCGCCTTACTGGCCGAATGCTGTTCCTCGGGGTATGAATCGATTTCGGGCGAATACGTTTGGTATGACGTATGGCCGCCCCGGCAATGAAATGTATAAATATTCAAATATGGACTTTGTGCCAACAGTTACGGAAGGGCAGGAAACTGCTCGTGCGGGACAAGCAGTTGCGCCGTATCGGCAGGGTGGACTGGTTTATGAGCCTGTCGGCGGGCCGCAAGGCGCTGCTCCTCGTCAGATCGGTGGCCCGCAGAGTGGTGGCCTTCCGACGATGGCACAGGGTCGTGGAATGCGTCCGACGCTGATAGAAGGGGAGTTCTCAGAAGTTCCGCCGCAAGGCCAGATACCTTATGGAATGGGTTATCGTCCGAACTTCACGATGGAAGGCGGCACATACACCCCGTCGATGGGTGCGGCTGAACAGTTTGGTGCTGGAACACAGCGTGGTTATCGGGGATTTGGTCCACTTGGGGCAGGACTGGGTGTGGCAGCAGGTCCGGGCGTGATGTATATGGCAGATCGCACGGAGCGTCCAGTTTCGTCTTTGTCGAATAATCCCATGCAGCCATCTAATGTTGCTCCTGCATCTCCGCTTTATGGCACTTCGCCAGAAGGTTATCCGACTTTCGGTATTATGCCGGGGGCAGAAGGAATGAATTTTATTAACCGTGCTCGACAAGGCGCTGGGCCGGAAATGCCAAAAGGTGCAGGAAGACGTGCGGCTGGCGGTGGGGCGGTTGGCGGCGGGCAGAAAGCTGTGCCGCTTCCGCCAACTCGTCCAGAAGGACTGGGTGATACAGGTTGGGAAGGCAACTTGAACTACCTTGTGACGAGTTTAATTGATCGTATCTCAGGGCAAGGTGAGGCCGAACGTGGCCGCAACACTCAAGAATATTACGCCACAAACCCGTGGCCGTATTAACAGAAGGGGGAACTTCCCCCTTCACACTAAAGGAGCCAAGAATGTCAAGAGAGCCGTTGATTAGGTTGCCGGGAAAAGGCGCACATGCCCATAAACTGGTGGCGAAAACTGCGATGGAAATGGCGCAGGAAGTCTATGAAAAGAATGCTGGACGCTCAAACGATTTTTATGAAAAGTATCCAGATCGTGAAGCGTATGTTTCAAGTTGCTGGGCGCTTTATCTTGATGCTGCTAGGACCACTTTGACGCAGTTATTGACTACGAACATGGATGACAACTTGAAGCAAGAGATATATGATGCCTTGGTGAAAGACGCTACGTTGCGTCGAGGACGTGAGGGCGTCCTTCAAATGAAACACGGTGCAGGAGCCTAACATGAAAACTTTGATGCTGAATTTTTGGGAAGGCGCGATGCGCCAAAGTGACGGAGAGCAGGGCGCGGCACCGCCAGAGGCACCAGCCGCTGTCGAGGCTCCCGTTGTGGCCGATGTTGGTCAAGAAACGGTAGCAGATAGCGTTCCCCACGATGCTGCTCCCGATGAAAGCTCTGCGAAACCCCCGCAGGGTCTGCTTGACCGCATCGGCCAGCTTACTCGCCAAAAGCGTGAACTTGAAGAACGACTGCAGCAGGCTCAATACTATCAGCAGCCGCAGGCTTATGAACAGCCGCAGGAAGCTGGTTACGATCCCCGCACCGTGCAGTTGGAAATTCATCGGCAGGCCCAGGAACTTGCCAAACATCAGGCTTGGAAAGACACGACAGATAAAATTTGGAATGACGGCCTTTCCAAGTATGGCGACTGGGCTCCGCAGCTTAATAATATGGCGCAGCTTTTAGGCGGCATTCCTACCACTTTAACAGAAGCCGCCATTGAAACCGGAAATCCGCAGGAAGTGCTTTATCATCTGGCAAAGAACCCGGATGAGGCGGCGCGGATTGCGATGCTTCCGCCGACAAGGCAGGCTGTGGCGGTGGCAAAGGTTGCGAGTGGGTTGAACTCACCGAAGCGTGTAAGTTCGGCTCCTCCTCCCATTACTCCAAAGGTGCAAGGTATCGGCAGCGCCCCGGCGACACTTGACGATCCTAACATATCTATGGAAGAATGGGCGAGATTACGCAACGAGCAATCTGCTCGTCGTAGAAGGTAGGCGGAACCACCTTACGGTTCCCCCTCTCTGACTGTGGGGTAAACAGTCTGGGCTGGCCCGATAAAGTGACGGACGCGGGCACCGTCGAAACGCAGGGGACTCCCCCGTTGCTTTTTGGCACTCATGGCGCGTCCGCGCTTTAACAAAAGGTCAGTAAAATGTCTAACTCACTCTTAACAATTAACATGATTACCCGTGAGGCCGTTCGCCTCTGGGTCAACACCAACTCGTTCCTGCAGCATATCGACACGCAGTATGACGATCAGTTCGCCATTACCGGCGCGAAGATCGGCCAGAGCCTGCGTATCCGCCTGCCGAACGATTATACCGTTCGCACGGGTCCGGTTGCGCAGATTCAGGATACGGCGGAACAGTCCACCACCCTGACGCTGGCGACCCAGAAGGGCGTTGACGTGTCGTTCAATTCTGCTGAACGCACGATGAGCTTGGACGATTACTCCAAGCGCATTCTTGCTCCGGCGGTCAACAATCTGGTGGGCGCGGTTGCGGCGGACGTTATGTCTGGCGTTGAAGGCGGCGTTTCTAACCTCGTTGGTAACTTTGACGCTGCGGGCAATCTGCTTCGTCCGACGCTCGACACTTGGCTGCAGGCTAAGGCGCTGCTGTCCTTGCGTTCGGCCCCCACCGATAACCGTAAGTTCATTCTGGACCCGGTTTCGATGGCCCGCACGGTGCAGAGCCTGTCCGGCTTGCTGAACCCCGCGACGGAAATCTCTGAGCAGTATCGCAAGGGTGAAGTTTATAACGCGATTGGCTTCGACTGGTTCGAGGATCAGACTGTCATCAAGCACACGACTGGCACGTATGTTGTTGGCGTCTCCCCGACCGTCAACGGCGCGAACCAGACCGGCACCAGCATTAACGTGACGATTGGCGCGTCCTCCTTCACGGTTGGCGACATCATCACTTTTGCTGGCGTGAACGCGGTCAACCGCATCACCAAGGTTACGACTGGTGAACTGCAGCAGTTCGTTGTTACGAGCTACGCTGGCGGTGTCCTCGGCATTTATCCCGCGATTGTGCCGCCGTCCGGTGGTTCGACGGTTCAGTATCAGACGGTTACGGCTTCGCCCGCCAACGGCGCTGCCATTAACAGCCTGACGCTGACGGGCCAGGTTTATCGTAAGAACATCGCGTTCATCCCCGATGCGGTTACGATGGCGACTGCCGATCTGGAAATGCCGAAGAACATGCAGGAAGTTGCGCGTGAGCGTATGGACGGCGTGTCTCTCCGTATGGTGACGGGCTTCGACATTAAGTCGGATCAGTTCATCACCCGTCTGGACGTTCTTTACGGTTATCTCTGGGTTCGCCCGGAATGGGCCGTGGTCGTCGCGGACATTATCTAATCCCAAAGGGAGGGGCAGAAATGCCCCTCTCATCTTTAAGGAGCGAGTAAAATGGCTAAAGCAAAACAGCAGTATCTGGGCGTTTATGAAAACATGGATTTTCCAGATTATAAATTTATGGAATATCCGAAAGTCGTCGGCTATCGGGATGACAAAAAGAACATTCCGATTATCGTAGCTGATGCTCGGGAAGAAGTTGAATTTATCACCACAGGTTCGCCGGGGGCGCATATTTCGCGTGAAGATGAACTTCAGGCTGAACTTGAGCGTAAAGCTGTAGAATTAGAAGCTGCAAAAAAACAGCTTGCAGAACTCAAAGCTGGGCAGGAAAAAGCGAAAGCCAGTATTCTGCCGACGCCTGCTAAGAAAGAGGGTTAATAAATGGCAACGACTGCCAATGACATCATAACTCTTGCGCTCAAAGACGCAGGTATTCTCGGTGTCGGGCAGTCGATGCTCCCCGAGGATTACAATGACGCACTGACGCGCATGAACATGATGATTGCACAGTGGCGTGTGAAACGCTGGCTTGTGTGGCATCTTGTGGACAAGAGCGTAGTGTCAACGGGGGCGCAAAGTTATACTGTCGGTCCCGGCGGTGATATTGATGTGTCGTGGAGGCCAGATAAACTGGAAAGCGCGTTTTTCAGAATGTTGCCGGGAGCAAACGGCACACAGTCTGTAGACTATCCGCTTCAGATTTTGTTCTCGTATGAGGACTATGCGAGGATCACGCTGAAAAGCCTCGTGTCGTTTTCACAGTGTATCTTTTATGACTCCGGTTATCCGCTAGGTAAAATTTATCCATGGCCGATCCCGCAGGCAAACCTTTACTCCG